GCTAGATAAAGTTCTTGCTCCCCAAACAACAATACCCGCATTATCAAACGAACGGATAGCGTTAACTCTAGCAGGGTTAAGAATATCTTGCTCTCCATCTGAAACATCGTACTCTACGTCTAATACCCCGACTAAATTAGTATCATAACCAGCAGGTGCTTTAAATACCCCTCTTGTAGCGTCTATTCTAGCGTAGATACCAGCAATAGCTCCTGTAGGCGGTAACCATTTAGTAGGATTCTTACCTCTACCTATAGGGTCTGATACCTCGACCCACGGATAGTAAAGTGCGGTTAAATCGCTCTCAATGTTATTCTCTTGCTTATAAGTTACAGCTTCTTGTGGAGTAGTACTCTTAGGTGTGGCTAAAATACCAAAACAATCTTCTCTCTGCATACAGTAGTCTTTGAGTCCAACTTGCGTTTGTTCCGCTGTGATTCCTGGAACCGCAACAATATTTACGTTAAACTCGTCGAAAGAATAAAGACCATTACCTGTAGCAGAATCTCCTACATAATCTGTAGCTCCAATTTGGTCTAAACCGTCTTCTCCATCTGCTAATGTAACAGTAGCAGTAGCGTCAAAATCACTAGAAACGATGATAACATTAACTAAGTTAGAACGTGAATTAATCTCAGCTTCTAACTCTTCAATATCTTCTCCAGTAATTCTCTCAATCTCGTCGTCTAAAGTAATCTCTACTTCAAACTCGTCATTATCTACATCGTTAACTTGGGTAACATTAAACTCAATACCATTACCCCAAGTACCTTCAGATGTAGCATTAACTGTGATGGCGGTAGCTGACTCTGTTGCTCCGTCCATAATCTCTCCTGTCGCTTTAACGGCATCAGGGCTTCCCTCAGTATAATGACAAGTTCTAGTCACGTAACATCTAGACCCGCCATTCTGAAAGAAGTGACGTACAGCATAAGCTAAATAGCTATCATTCATATAACTTCCAAACGTATTTACAAATTGATTAAAGCTTGTAATCAAATAAGCTTTACCAACAATTCCCTTCTCAGCAACTCCAACAAACGCTCCTGTTGAAGTAGAAGCTCCCTCCATAGGAGGTACTCCTCTTTTCTTTTGAAAATACAATCCCGGGTGTAAAGTTTCCACTATTCAATCCCTCCTTTTATTTAATCAACACTTAACACAATTAAGTCTTCTAAGTCAACATACTTCTGTACTCGCTTACTGTTAAACTGCTCTTCAGTCAGTTCTTTTTCTTCGCGCGATAGGAAATGAATATCTTCCCCATCGACAATATTAATAACCAAAGGCTGTCTAAGCTTATTTAGCACTTTTACCATAACATTATTCCTCCTTCTTATTTACATTAAACTCAGGGTGGTATAGGACAACATTGCTAGGAGAAATGTCTCCTTCTAGGTCTAATTCTCCTTCTAACTTGTAAAGTAATCGCTCATTACTTTCTCGCTTTGTCCCCATTTCACCAAAAGTTTTATAACCAAAATCAGTTAAAGACGGAGCTTCCTCTAAGTCTATACCATAAGTCTGACCGTTAATCTTTAGCACTCCTCTTTTCGGCAATTTTGACATAATATACTGCGAAATAAAAGGAGATATAAATTCTCTTTTAAAATAAAATTCAACTGAGTAGAAAATATTAAACGGGACAGGATAATCCCTCTTAACTACATCTTTAGGAGTCTCGTCGTCAATCCAAGAATTAACGTACACCATACTGTCATTAGTATCTCTACTAGGGTCATACATAATCTTGTGTCTATATAAAACGATTGCAGGGACTTGTTTAACTCTAAATTCTGCTTCGGGGTTTTTGTATGTTACTAAAATATCTTCATCGTTTATCTCAGCAAAACCTTCTGTATAAGAATCCCCGTCATCGTTAGTAACGGTTTTAGTCTTATTCACTAACTTATTGTATAAAGCTAGATTATAGTCATTTATCGTAGGCACTTCGTACATATCTTTATACATAAATACACCTACCCCCGTCCACTTAAAATACGTTTCAACTCTTTAGTGTAAATATCTCTAACTTCGTTCTTAGCGTCAAACTGCATTCTCTCCCACGAAAATCTAAAGTGAGGTCTTGCGGGTTGATTTCTAGTACCGTACTCAATCATCATAGCTAAGTCGGCTATAGTCAATCCTGAGCTATGCTTATCTTTACCGCTCGCTCCAACAACTATTTCTAAATAATTGTCTTTCTCTTTTATCTCTATAACTTTAAGTCTACCGACATACTCCCCGCTATTAACCAGTATCGTATTCCCTTGTTTCTTACTAGCATACGGCTTTGTTAAAGGAGCTAAGTCTAGATTCTGTTTCATAATATCTTCTTTAAGCTTAACTTCTATCTCTCGCGCGAATTTATCTTTAAATAGAGCTTTCGCTTTTTCTTGAAAGTCTCCAAGATTATTGAATATAGAATTCGCTTTACTCCAATCTCCAGTCAGTTTACTCATTGAAATCACTTTCTTCCTGTATTCCAATTTTAGAGAATACAAAGTTATCGCTAAACTGTACACTCTTACCTCTATTAGTAATAATGTAATCAGAAGTATTTCCAAATCTATCTTCAATTCTAATCTTATCTTCAAACGAGATATTATTAGTAGAATTAACCAAACCTTTATCTACAAGCTCTTTAGTAACAGCGGTTATTAGAGCGGTTGTCTGTTTAGGGTCAAAACCTAGCTTAGTAATCTCTTTTTCTTCGGGCTCATAATTTATTGACCCGTAAAAGGTAGTAATACTAGTCTCATCATACTCGTACGTGTCTGCTTCAGCGTACATCTTCTCAAAATCGTTCTGAGTGGTAGCACCTCTAACAAACGGTATATACTGTATCTCCATACCAAAAAACTCTTTATAAGCATTCAAAAAAGCACTCGATATTTGGTCTATCTGATTCTGTTCCATTTAACTCACCTCAGTAGTAAAGGTGGTTTCACTATAACCCGATAACGTATTAAAATTCTTTATCTCTAAAGTCAGGTAATAAGTCGTATCAGACTCTAAGTCTTTAACTCTATACTTTGTTCTATGGATATCACTAATAAATATCTTTCTGGCGCTCGATGTATCTATAACCTTGTCAGAGTAAAAATCGAGGACAGGCTCTTTTGATAAGTAAAGATTATAATTAGCAAATTTTCCGTCTTCGTCAGTAACATCAAATTTATCCCAACTTACCTCAACTTTATCTGAATAAATTGTATCAATCTTTAAATCAGCTTTCGGCGCAGACGCAAGACTATAATTCCTCTGAGTATAATATCTATCAGGAATTACTACGTCTCCAATATTATTAGCAATATCGGGATAAGATAAGCTCTCCAATAAACCCTTATAATTAGTCTGTAGCTCTTCTTCTACTTTCTGAATTAAAGTTACATAATGGTCGAATCTAACGTTTTGCTGTAAACCTGCTCCCTCAGCTTGTAGAGGGTATAAAGGTGCAGTAGCGGTAGCTAGTCTCCAATAAACTTCTTTCTTAGCTAAAAGAATAACGACAGGCTGAATCTCGCTCGGATAATCGACTATACCGTAACTAGAGTCTATATTCTCTAAAGTAGTATTTAATATACTTTCCATTTCTTGCGCGTCTACTGTATATGCTGGGTCGTCGTCTATCGCGCTGTCTAGTCTTAAACTTCTTCTTAGATATTCAACTAAATTTGTAGGCAACTATCTGCACCTCCTATCTAACATAGATTTATTTTCTCTAAAGCTTCTGCAACTTCGACAGGAACTTTCTTATCTCTTCCTCTAAATAATTTATAATGACTTCCTTTAACATTCAAAGTTAATGTCTTCTTTGGAGTTATAACAACATCTTCTTTTTTCACGTCGTCTAAATTCTCTTCGCAGTATTTCTCGTGATTCTTTATACCGCGCTTAGAAAACTCTTCTCCACAGTATTGGCATTCTATCTTTTCTTCAGACAAATTAATCACCCCTTACTTTTTAAAGAGGTTTTAGCAAATCTTTCTCGCTTAATATCCTCTTCACATCAGGAGAAACGGTATATCTTTTATCTTCTTTAAAGTCGTACCA